CCACGATTGTGGAGTAGGACGCGTTGGAGTTGAATGACATGACGGCGGTCCGTTCAAGGGCCGGAAAGGAGGGGTAGCGCGCGGGCGCGTACTCATGGGGCAGGGCAATGCTCCTGGCGAGCGTTGCCATCCCCTGTAGCGGGTTCGCACGTTCAAAAGTGATGGTGTTCTGCATACTGCTTGTCCTTTCCACACTGTAAGGGCTGAGAAAGAACCAGGTAGCACCAGACACACCGTCCAGGCGGTCAAAGGTCATCGCAAACCAGCGCCGCCTCCATCGTATGGAGTCGGACCATTGCCGGTAAGCGAGAAATTCCAGTGATCGTCGCCACGTCCGAGCGGATCATCGACGGCGTCAAACCCCTCGCCCGATACCGGTGGCAGAGCCAGTCCAGAGTCTCCGGACCATATGCCCTTGTTTCAGCCGACCGGCTCGCCCAGATACGGTTGGCATCCGCCTTAAAGGCGGTCACCTTCCCACCGGGCAAAAGCGAGATGACCTGGTCCGCCATTTCCACCAAAAGCGGAACATGACGGAAAAGCGAGAGCTGTTTGGCAACACCAAGCGTCCAGGCCGGAAGGTTTCCCACAGGATCCTCTTGCCAAAACGCTTTGTACAGCCTCCTCCCAAGGGTCGGCCCCCAGATCATGTCACTGCCCACTTGATAGGGCATCATTCCGAGGAACGTGACATCGGCCAACTCGTAGGAGCTCTCCGCCTTCACAACCAGGCCAAACGCCTTCAGGTTCCCAATGATGGCATCCTGAAGGAGGGTGACGTCGAAGCTACAGGCAACCAAGCTGTCGTCGCCCACCACGGCAATCGAAGTCATGTCAGCCACAGCACTAAGGTGTTCAGCCTTGAGCTGGAAAACGCTAACACGCGCGAGAGCCGCTGCAAAGGCAAGTGCCAAGCACATGCCGTTCACCAGGGCGTTTGCCAGTGCGGTATCGTCCCTCCCAGAGGCATTCATGATACTGGCCAAATACCAGATCACTGCCTCGTCCTTGCTCAGCGATATTCTCCCTTCCGGCTGGCGCCATGCATCAAGGGCAGCCCAGAAGCCCAGTGGGGCGTCGGGATAGATCGCCGAGTAAAGGCGCTCGATCATCAACCACGCAGATGAACTGTAGGTCGAATCAAAGGAGGAATAATCTGCCCAGAACCAACTCAGTGCTGACTTATTGCGATTCAGCCACCGATCCAGGTCCTCAGGCGCCACAGAGGCGTAGAACAGCCAGTTGTCCCACGACCAGTCCTGCTTGAGATAGTGGCACAGCGGTTTCAGCCATGGCCCAGCAAGGAGATGCGTCTCATCATGTGGAGCTTGTATCAGTCGAGCAACATACTCGGCAAACTCCACCCCATACACATCCCCCCGCACGCCGAAGTACGGCAGCTTCTCCGTCTTCACAAAGGCCTTGATGAACCGGAACTTGTGAGACAACTCACCTCGCTCCTCAAGGGCCTTCGCGGCACGAATCAGCTGTTTCCTACGGCGGCTGGGCATCGTCTTAATCCACTCCCAACGGTCCATGGGCCGTGCTCCGCACGACAGAAATGACCGAAAAAGGGAGGTCCGCAGCGACCACGCGACTTCAAATGCCCCAGGAGTTGGCGCCGACGGGATGACGGCGAAAATCCGGAACAGAATAGCCTCGCACAGGACCCGCAACCCGCGGGAACTCACAAATGGTATAGCCCCACTGATACCGATCCCTCCCAGGCGCGGGCCAAGCACCTTCCGGACCGGTAGGCGCTGAAGCGCCTTCACATCAATGGGGCCACCCGAAAACCCTGCTCGGTAGCAAGGCTTTCCTTCCCCCGCTTCAACGGCGGATGCTGGGAATAGGTCTGCACTACACCAGGATAGCACACCTGCCCAACACCGCAGCAGTGCAGGCCCTTCGCCACACACACTGCACTAGGCGTCGCGGGACACCCACACAGCCTACCGGGCAAGCGCTTCTTATCGGGCTGACCCCCGCAGGAGTAGCAATAGCCCCACTTGAAAGCACTTCCTCGTGGTCCCGGACCACCGCCGCAGTAGCTGAATGGCACACTGGCATTGGCATCCGTCAGGATCCGCACATGAGTAGCCGCGTCATGCGCCCTGACAGTGTCACTCCCGTATTGGCCCATAGCAGCAGTGTTCCTGACAACGCCGAGCGCTGCCTGCATCTGCTGAGGGGCATTAGGGGTCAATGCAGCCCACTCCATGCGGCGTGCCACCTCACTTGGCAGCGCTGCAGGAAGGGCTGGCTCGACCCCATCAACACGGGGTGTCCGAGGGAACGCCCTCCGCCACAGGCGGGCAACGGAGCGAAGACCAGTGGCCTCGGTAAACTCATCCACCAAGGCCTCAAAACTCGTCTTGCTCACCCGCTCTAGGCGAAGTAGTCCGTTCGGACGCTCGTGCGCACGATACCAGTGACCATCCAATTGTATGGCGTCACCGGCACCGAGCAGCTGCACACGCTGGTTGCCAGAAACCAGAGTGCGTTGCCCGACCCTTTGGAGAAGCGGACACTGGTCCCTCCAAGGCACGTACAGCACCTCATCAAGGAACCTAGCCGCACACTCCGTCGTCGCAGCAGCGTAGAGGATCTCAGGCCAAACAAGAGGCTGGATCTGGGTACCTGGGCTGCATGCTGCCCACGCTCCACCGATCCAATCAACCTCCATGAATGGCAGTGGGGGGTACTGGCCGAAGTACTTGGGCCTTACGCCCTGGCTCGGCTCATCTCCCCCACTCGGGTCATCCTCATCGACCCAGCAAACCTCCGCAAGCTCAACGCTCTGCGGATCCACCACATCTCGCGTGGCGGAGAGCAGCACC